GATGATGATAAGATAGCTAACGAAAAAGCAAAAGCAGCTGCAGAAAAGAAGAAAAAAGAATCTGAAGAAGCTGCGGCAACAACAGGAGAAAAACCGGAGGAAGAATTTAAACTTTAATAAATGGCAGGATTCATAGACAATTTTTCGCAAACCAACCCAAACATGGGTCGTATACTTAAGGCGGTAAGTAAGATAGGAAGCTTCGGAATGGAGTATAAGGATCTTGTTGTGAAAAATTCTCAAGCAATTGGTGTTTCTGAAGCAATGATGAGACAGAAATTAGCTTTAACTGATTCTGACGAAGATTTTGTTTTTAGTTTAGCTGCTGCGGATACCACAAGTAGAAAATATATCGCTTATTTTGATAAGGACTATCCATACAAAAGAGATTTTTTAAGAAGCTTTGCACTTAACGCAGAAATAGAATGGATACTTGATATTCTTGCCGATGAAGCTATAGTATATGATGATAGAAATTTCTGCTGTTCCCTTTCTTTAGTTAACATGGATCTAAAGGATGAAGTTGCAGATTCATTGAGAGAAAATTTTAGAAAGATCTACGTATCTCATGGTTTTAATAATGGGATTTCAGCATGGCAGTATTTTAGACAATTTTTAATAGACGGATTTTTATCATTTGAAATAGTTTACTCCGATGACGGAAAACAGGTAGTTGGATTTAAGGAATTAGATCCTATATCACTAACACCTTCTATTGAAAGAAGTCCAGCTGGTCATGCAGTTCAAATTTGGTATCAATACTACGGGGATAGCGTAAGAGAAAGAAAACTATACGATTCGCAGGTTATCTATATTTCATTTGCAAACGGAAATAGCACAAGCAGAACAAGCTATACAGAGAGATTAATCAGATCACATAATCTACTGAAGATCATGGAGCATACCAGAATTATCTGGAACGTAATGAATGCTTCTTTTAGATTAAAGATGACAATACCAGTAGGATCAAGATCACCACAAAAAGCAAAAGAAACGCTTGGTGAATTGATGAACATGTATAAGGAAGATATAAAGCTTAATACAGATTCGGGGGAATTAAGTATTAACGGCCGACCTAATTTACAATTCTATAAGAATTATCTTTTTCCAGTACAGGGGGGAGAATCTCCTAAGATAGAAACTATTAATAACGGAGGTCCAAATCTGAATGTTATAGATGCTGTTGTTTATTTCTTTAACAAGTTGAAGGCTGATTCGAAAATACCCTTCAATAGATTCGCAGCTAGATCAGGCGGAACAGTAGGAACCTATAAAATTGGGGCAGAATCTGCAGAGAGAGACGAGATGAGATATAACAAATTCATCAATAGAATTAGATCCATTTATCAAGAGATTTTGCTAAAGCCTTTATGGATTCAAATGACTCTAGATCATCCAGAACTTGACAATGATCCAGTTTTTAGATCACAGCTTGGTCTTAAATTTAATTCAGATAATCAATTCGGTGAATCCAAGGAGATTGAGCAACTGATTAAAAAAATAGATTTCATATCAGGACTTTCAGAGATTAAAGAGAAAAAAGGAGAGGAAGAGGTTCCTTATTTTAGCCAGGACTTCTTGATAGACAAATTTCTAGGATTAACCAACGAGGACAGAAGGGTTAATAACATATACAAGAAAAAAGAGGAGGAAGAAGGCAAGGAAGCAGCGGCGACTGCAGGATCAGCTACACCAGCTCCAGCAGGTGGTGGATCTCCAGCTCCAACCCCAGAAAGTGGTACCGAGGAAGCAGCACCAGCAGAAGAAGCTCCTGCAGCGGAACCAGCAGCGGAAGCGACACCAGCAACCCCAGCACCAGCAACCCCGGCTTCAGAGACCGAAGCGCCATAATTTGAAACATTTTTTATAGTCGGGTTTTTTATTTACATTTGACCTGTAAATAAAATAACATGAATAAAGAATTAGAAATATTATTAGAAGTCGAAGCATCTACCGGCGAGGGATCACAAAAAAGAAAGCAAGAATTAATTTCGTCCAACCTTACCCCGGAACTGGAGTATATCCTATCCATTTGTTTTGACCCATTTGTTACAACAAAACTTCATAAGTTAAATTACAAAGAAGAAATAGCTTCGGAGCAAAATCCTGATCTATTTTCACAGTTTGTTGATTTATGTGAGGAACTCAAGAAAGCACCTGCTATAAATGACAATTTAAGGACCAAAGCTGAACGTTTGGTAGAATCCACTGGTTATCACACTGATTTAAACAAAGTGTTAGCTAAAGTGCTTACAAAGCGAATGAACATAGGGATAGGTGCTAAGCTTATTAATAAAGCAGTTGGAAAAGAGCTTATTCCAGATCCTAGCCTAATGTTAGCGGAGGATGACCATAAAGCTATCGATAAATGGGATTCTATTGTATGTGAAGAAAAGTATGATGGGGTTCGAGTTATCGGGGTTATAGAAAATAGATCCACAGTTAAGTTTTATACAAGATCCTTTAATCAACTGGATTCTAAATATCTGAAAAAGATCGCAGATGAATTGCTTCACCTAAGTAGTGATCTAGCAACAAACGTTTTCTTCGATGGAGAATTAACAGATTTTGATAGAAAAAGTGTAAGCGGTAAAGTCAATCAGATTCTTAAAGGATCCCCTAAAGAATCTATAGGCGATGATTTACTTTTTAATGTTTTTGATTTTGATATAATGACCTCAATTACGACAGGAAAAGGAAAAGCACCATATACAATTAGAAGGCAGTCTCTAGAAACCATGTTTAGCGGAGAGAATGAATTATCTAATGTGAGATTAGCAAGAAAATGGGAGGCTAAAACAAAAGAGGAATTAATGCCAATTTATGATGAGATAGTAGCTAATGGAGGGGAGGGAGTTATTATGAAAGATCCCACGCATGTGTACGAATGTAAAAGATCTAAATCATGGATCAAATTTAAAGAAGTTGAGGATTGTGATTTAGAGGTTACTGGCTGGTATCCTGGCGAGGGTAAAAGAGAAGGATTTATCGGCGGATTCAATTGTAAGGATGCATCGGGAGAATATCAAGTAAAAGTAGGATCTGGATTCACAGAGGCTGATCTTATCTCCCTATCAAAAGATCCTGATTCATTAATTGGTAGAATTGTAACATTACAGTATAATGTTCCTATAGAAGATAAGAATGGCAATAAATCACTATTTCTCCCTAGATTTATAGAGGTTAGAAGTGATAAAACAGAGCCAGAAAACTTAGTAACTAGATTTAACAAAAAGAAATAATGATCAATACTCTATTAACAGAAAAATTAAGACCTAAGGAACTAAAGCATATGATTCTCCCACAAAGAATCAAAGATGCTTTTCAGAACGGGTTACAGCAAAATGTTTTATTGACAGGATCTCCGGGATCTGGAAAAACATCATTAGCTAAAATTCTATCAAACGATTCACCAAGACTTTTCATCAACGTTTCGGACGAAAGCTCGGTTGATACAGTTAGAGAAAAGATTGTAGGATTTTGTTCTACCATTTCTATCATGAATGAGGAGAATGCCATGAAGGTTGTGGTTCTGGATGAGTTTGATGGTGCATCGGATCAATTCTATAAAGCCCTTAGAGGAACGATAGAAAAATTCGCAAAGACAACAAGATTTATTGCTACATGTAATTGGATCAATAAAGTTCCTGCTCCAATGCAAAGTCGATTTCAGGTTTTTATATTTGACCCAGTAAACAAAGAGGAAGAATCGGATTTAAGAGATCAGTGGAAATCTAGGATCAAACTTATTTTGACCAAGATGGAAATTTCAATCGATGACAATGCCCTTAATTCTTTTGTTAAAAAATATTATCCGGACATGAGATCTGGATTGAACTGTATTCAAAGATGGCAAATACAGGGACTTGATTCAATCACTGAAGCTAAGGTTTCTGAATCATCATGGGATTATGAAGAATTATATGAGATGATATTTCAAAAATTAGATCCTCTCAAAAGCTATCAATTAATAGTTGGTCAATATTCTAATTCAGTTGGAGAAATAATGGAATCACTGGGCAGAGAATTTGTGGAATGGGTTAGAGAGAAAAAACCGGAGAAAGTTCAAATAATTCCAGCATCGATGATTCTTGTAGCTCAGCATCAGTCTCAAAGAACCCAGGTAATTGATCCCGTTGTTAGCTTATTATCTTTGTTTTACTCTTTACAAAAATTAACTCAATAGATGAGAAATAAAATAGTAATAGTTGGTAGAGGAGGTTCTGGTAAAGATTTTCTCAGAAAGAAATTTGAATCAAGAGGTTTTAAATATTGTGTTTCGCATACTAGCAGACCAATAAGAATAGGCGAAGAAGAAGGAAAAGATTATAAATTTACTGACACCAAATTCTTTTCTGACAATATTCTTAAATTCTATGAAATTGATGAATTCAACGGATGGAAATATGGAACATTGATAGAAGATTTTGAGGAATCAAATTTATTTATTATGACTCCCAGGGGTGTTAATAATATAAGACCTAGCGATAGAGAAAATTGTTTTGTTATTTTTATCGATCCAACCAGGGAAATCATAAAACAAAGACTATTAGAAAGAAGGGATGCTGATTCTGTCGATAGGAGAATCGAAGCAGATGACAAGGATTTTTTCGAATTTTCTAACTATGATATGAGAATATCAAATCACGATTTTTAATATGGTTAGTGTAATAATAGACGGCAATTATCTTTTTCATAAGACCTTTGCCATATTTTCAGATTTTGGTTCTAAACAACCAGGAGAAGTACTTTCACAAGATGCTGATCAAGGAATGTTCATGAGAAAGATAATGACTGATCTTTGTTATTCTCTGAATCAATTACCAGTAAATGGTCATGTTATTTTTTGTAAGGATTCCAGATCATGGAGAAAGGATCTAAAGATAGAAAGAGCAGATTATAAGGGATCTCGTGTAAAAGATGAAAAAGTGGATTGGGGTTCATTTTTTGATTTGATGGACGAATTTGGAAAATTCCTAGAATTGAATGGTTACATATATTCAAAATCAAACGGTGCAGAAGGTGATGATCTTTTATGGTTTTGGAATCAAAAGCTAAGAGAGCTTGGACATAATGTAGTTGTATATTCTGGTGATAAGGACAGTCATCAATTAGTAGGCTGCGAAGATACATGGACCATTTGTTGGAACGCAAATTCTAAGAATAATAAAATATACTGTGCTAGTAATTGGAAGGAAGATTATCTTGACAAGGAAAGAGAAACATCTATATTCAATTTAGATTTTGCAGCAGACACAGAAAAAGACAAGATGATACATCTAGCAGCTTCTGCAACAATAGAATTTACGGATCCTATTAGATTGACATTTGAAAAAATTCTAACCGGTGATAAGGGAGATGATGTACCTAGTGTATTTTCATACGAAAAAACACCGGGAAAAATATTCAAGCTAACTAAGGCAAAGGCTGAATCTATCTACGAGAGCTTTAAGCAATCTGGGTGGGGAAATTCTAAGCTTGAAGACGTTTGGAAGAATGATGAATTTAAAGATTGGATTTCTGGATATGTTTTAAGATCCCTGAATTATACAGACAATGCTGCGAATAGAAA